GCTATAATTATTTATTTATAACTATTGACAAGCTTAAAATGACCTATCACGAGCCATCTGACGAAGAAATTGACAAACTTTACCCCTTCTTTATGTCAACTCTAGATCCTACCGAATATAAATTTGCTATTAAACATGTAGGAAGCTGGGAGCTATGGCAGACGATGCTTAAAATACCTAGGGTTAAAACTCAGGTAGACAAGTGGCGTAGAGAGTTAGATGTTAAGATTAGGTCAGAAGCTTTAGCTAGGATTCTAGAAGCCTCTCAAGGAGAAACTAGAGATGCTCTAGGTGCTAATAAGTATCTTCTAGAAGCCAACTTCTTAGGTAAAGAAAAAGTAGGCAGACCTTCTAAAGAGGCTATAGCTACTGAAGCTAAGAAGATTGTAGCGCGTAATGAGCAGATTATAGAAGATCATAAGAGATTATTCGGTGAAAGTTCTAGTAGCCTGTGAGTTCTCTGGCATAGTCAGAGATGCTTTCATAAAAAGGGGACACGACGTTGTCTCCGTAGACTTGCTGCCTAGCGAGCAGGAAGGCCCTCATATAGTAGGGGATGTAGTAGAAGTACTAGATCAAGGATGGGATTTAATGATTGCACATCCTCCTTGTACTTATTTAGCAGTATCTGGCGCTAGATGGTTTAAAGATAGACAAGAAGAGCAGCAAGATGCTTTGTCTTTCTTTAAGAAACTCTTAGATTCTAACATACCTAAGATAGCTATAGAGAACCCCATAGGGGTTGTCTCTACTAAGATACGTAAACCAGATCAGATTATACAACCATGGCAGTTTGGCCATGAAGAGACTAAGTCAACCTGCCTTTGGCTAAAGAACTTACCTCTTCTGTCTCCCACTAAGATCATGGAAGTAAGAAACAAGAATTTAACTCCTTCGGGACAGAATAAACTAGGACCTTCTCCTACTAGATGGAAAGAGCGTTCTAGAACATACAAAGGCATAGCAGAAGCTATGGCGGAACAGTGGACATGACACTTAAAGAACTGAATAAACAGCGATGGGATAATTGTCGTATCTCTGCGGACAATGGCCCTAGATTCAAATCTGTAGCAGATCGTATTCTGCTTTATAAATCACGATATCAAGCTGTAGAGAAATCTACTGGGGTTCCGTGGTGGTTCATTGGAGTGACCCACTATCGTGAAAGTAACCTAGATTTCAATACCTATTTAGGGAATGGTCAAGTTCTGTCCAAGAAGACTACCATTGTCCCAAAGGGACGTGGTCCATTTGTATCTTGGGAAGAAGGTGCTGTAGATGCTCTTACTGACTGTGCTCCATATGCTGCTAAGAACAAAGATTGGTCTATCGGATCTTCTCTAGAACTTCTAGAAAAGTACAATGGTCTAGGCTATGCTAATAAAGGTATTCCTAGTCCTTACCTCTGGGCAGGCACTAATCAATACGTTCGAGGTAAGTATATTGCCGATGGCAAATTCTCTTCTACGACTGTAGATAAACAACTAGGCTGTGCAGGCATTCTAAAGTTTCTAGGGGTGTTTAAATCTGCTCCTACTGGAGTAACTTCAGTTGTTGCTGCTGGTGGTGCAGGCGCTGCTACGGTTGCTGCAGCCACTGTAGAAAATCAAAGCTGGTGGAACTGGGCTACGGATCATTGGTTTTTACTGCTACTCAGCATAGCTGGAACAGCCTTCTTAGTCGATCTTGCCTTGTCTATTTACAACAATGAAAAGAATGCTTTGAAAGTGGATGATCCAGATGTGGGATAAGATTAAAGCTTTCTTTAAACGTAGTGAGGTTATCTTCTACGCACGACTACAAACTCTGTCAGGTTTTATCCTAGCAGTATTAGGCAGCATGGATTGGCAACAAATTCAAACATGGGATTTCACTAGTCCTAAGCAGACTGCTTGGTTAGGTATTGGGCTAATTATTAACGGAACAGTTACTGAAGTTCTACGCCGTAGAAATGCGGATATGTAATGATTTTAAGTATTTTATCTCTTATCCCAGGTCTGTTTACTACTGTTAATGGCATTACAACTGCTATTAGCAACGAACGTCTTAAACTTATTCAAGCTAAGACAGACCAAGAAAAGATTGCTTCGCAAGAACGTATATCTAGCTTACAAGCTAAGAGAGATGTTCTAATAGCTGAAAGTGGAAGAAGCAATATCAACGCTATTATCCGAGGTTCTATCGGCGGTAGCGTAGCTTTTCTTCTAGGTAAAATATATGTATGGGATAAAGCCTTAGGTGAATGGACTGGTGGGCGTACAGACGCTCTAGATCCTAACCTTTGGAATGTTATCATGGCTACTATTGGTTTCTACTTTATGTATGAAGCAGCTGTTAATACAGCTAGAATAGTAAAAAGTTAATGCCCAATAGACTGAATAAAATGTTTAATGGCTCGGAAATGCCTGAAGTCCCTATTTCTTACGAAGCTCTTAATGTAGAGGTCGCAGGAGTTAAAAGGGATGTTGCAGAAGTCAAGCGTGATGTTCACGGTCTTGAAGATAAATTCGACAGGTTTGCTACTAATTTAAGCTCAGAGGTTAGGTCCTCTATAGCCAGCTTAGGAACAGCATTCAATGAACGTAATAGAACTCCTTGGTCTACTTTCTTCGGAGCAATAGCTATAGCAGGAAGTCTGCTGTCGGCCTTTTGGTATCAATCTCTTGATCCCATTAAGACTGATATAAAAGTGGTTAAAGAACAACAAGTTCCTAGAGATGAAATCAACTATAGATCTCAGACTACAGCTAACGGTTTAGCTATACGAGATAAACGAATAGATAATCTTGATGAACTTGTTACAATGATCATAAAAGATCGTTATATAGACGCAAGAGATAAGGCAAATAAACTAGACCAGAGAATCTGGCAACTAGAACAACAAAGAACACGAGAAGGTCGATAAATTTAATGTCCCGTCTAGAATATAACGAAGTAGACGCCAACTCTCAGTTTGAAGAATATTCAGTAGCTAAGAAGAAATTGGCGGATAATTTAACCTTTGAGAAAGAGTTTCCTGGGTATTTGACTACTGCAGCTGCTTCTAAAGTAAAAGATGTAGAAAATCGAGTACGTAAGAAACTTCAGTAAATTATGAATACAATAAACACGGAAGACCAGATCCGTCAGAGAGCTGAGGAAGATCTGGAGTTCTTCATCAGACTTGTTCACCCAGGAAGAATCTTGGGGAAGGTTCACCAAGAAGTAATTCAATGGTGGAACAGAGAAGATGCCATGTCGCATCAACTTTTACTCCTACCTAGAGATCATCAGAAGTCTGCGATGATCGCTTATAGAGTAGCTCAGGAAATAACCAAGAATCCTGCTTTAAGAATTCTATACATTTCCTCTACAGCTAATCTAGCTACTAAACAGCTTAAGTTTATTAAGGACATTTTCACCTCGGACATCTATAGAAGATATTGGCCAGAGATGGTCAATCCTGACGAAGGTAAGAGGGAAAAGTGGACTGAAAGAGAAATCTCTGTTGACCACCCTAAAAGAAAAGAACATGCAGTCCGAGACCCTACAATCTTCACCGCAGGTCTTACAACTTCTATCGTGGGTATGCATTGCGATATCGCTGTTATGGATGACGTCGTCGTCTCTGATAATGCTAATACAGAAGATGGACGATCTAAAGTAGAACAGCAATATTCTCTTCTAGCTTCTATTGAAGGCGCTAGAGCTAGGGAATGGATTGTAGGTACTAGATACGACCCCAGAGACCTGTACGCTTCTCTAATGAGTAAAACAGTACAGCAGTATCAGGATGGTGTTGAAATATCTTCTAAACCTCTATTTGAGAAATTCGAACGTCAAGTAGAAGACAGAGGAGATGGCACAGGACAGTTCCTATGGCCTAAACAGATCACCCATGATGGTATGGTGTTTGGGTTTGATGAGAACGTTCTCGCAACTAAGAGAGCTCAATACTTAGATCAAAGACAGTTTAGAGCACAGTACTACAACAACCCTAATGACCTGTCTACCTCTACGATCTCTAAAGAATACTTCCAATACTATGATCCTAAATTTCTTGCTCGATGGGAAGGTCGATGGACTTATAAAGG